AGCAATACTTTCACGTACTTCTCTAGAAGTATGCAATTTGCCATCTTTTACAGCCTCTACAAGATTCAGCAGTGCCTGTCGCTGCTCATCTGTATAACCCTTCGCTTCAAGTTCTTCTTTCGATAAACCTGCGACTGAATCCGCCATGGAATCGAGCGCAGTTTTCAGCATATCGGAAGTGACCCAGCCGCCCTTCAACGATTTCTCAAAGGAACCGTACTTCTTAATCAGATCATCAACGGCTACACCACTGTTTTTACCAGCTTCGATAATGGCGTTTTGGAATCCTTCTGTATCTTCGATGCCTTCATTCAGAAGCTGCTTCCAGCCAGACATGAAACCTTCCTTTAAGACGGCATTTCTGGCATCGGCCGAATCGCCAATCATCTTAGTCAGTGTATCGCCAAAAACAGTCAGTGTTTCCTTCGCTTCTTCAAAGTCACCGATAATCGTCTGCCACGAAGTCGTCCAACCAGACTGCGCAGATTCCTTCAGAACGTCCCACAACTGAGAAAAGGTCTTGATTTTCGTCGCGGCATCGGTTGCAGTGACACCCATTTGCTTGATCTCTGCAATCTCTTTATCGTTATAGCCCTGCCTCTTCAGGCTTTCTTCATTATAGGTATCCGTGAATTCTGTAAAATGCTGAAGTGTTTCTGTCAGAATGTCTTTTGTCAGCCATCCTTTAGACAGTGTCTCTCGGAAAGAACCTTCATCAGCGATCATTTCATCAATTGCAATGCCATGAATACGAGCTGTCATTTTCAGAGCATCCTGAAATACCTGACCACCCATATTTGCATTAACAACTGAATTCCAGTCCTGTAATTTTACAGTACCGGAGGCCAAAGCCTGCGAGAGCTGGTACATTGCGGTAGAAGCCTGCTGGCTGGTCGAACCAGAGACGGCTGCAAGGTTTGCAATACCCTTAATGGCATTGACAGATGTATTCAAATCAACACCGGCAGCTGTAAATGTACCGATGTTACGTGTCATTTCTGTAAAGTTATAGATGGTCAGATCCGCGTACTTGTTCAATTCATTCAAGGCACGGTTGACATCGTTGATATTGGCACCCTCTTTTTGGGTATTCGCCAAAATTGTCTGTGTTGCATTGATCTGGGTCTCATACTCCTGTAAACCAGAAGTGATCGGTTCAATTGTCAATGCATATGCAATTTTCTTCCCAGCATTTAGTGCTGAGTTTGTAATATTCTGAAGAGCTGTTACAGCCATGACTTCAAGCGCGGAGAATTTCAAGCGAACGGATTCTACGCCGTTCGAGAGGCCTCCCATATCGACCCGACCAGCCGCCTTGCTGATATTCTCAAAGCCTTTTGCACTATCCTCGAACTTGAGACTTTTCTTCAGCTTGTCCAGTGTTGACATACTCGTGCTAACATTCTTTTCGAAGTTCGCATTGTCAAACCGCATCTCGACGACTCTCTGGTCGATCGTTTTGCTCATAGCTTTGTAACCTCCTTCCATGCTTTCTCAGCAAGTTCGTCAAAGATCGGCTGGATAGCGGGGTTGATATAATCGCGTCCTTCTACCCAGCCGCCATTACGAGTACCATGTCCGTATTGCAGAATAATTGCAATCGGTACACCTTTGACGATATGCGAGTTTGTAAACGTGATCCTTGCAGATCCTTTTTTGTTTACAATCTCATAGTCCCAGCTTGCAGCGGTTTCACCGCTATCAACTGGCGTGGCCGCCGACAAAGCAGCGACACCTTTCTGCCCGTATCGATCGAGCAGCCCTAATCCAACAGCTTCCTTCACACGTTCGAGAAACCGGGTCGCCTTGGAAAAGTCGCCTTTTTGTCGAAATGTAACCATTTTGAATTTTCATCCTTTCGAGTGAGCTCGCCGACGTCGAGCAGCATTCAATGCGGCATTCTGTTTAAGAATATTGCGCTGACTTTGCTTTTTGGGCGGTTGGTTCTTCACATTACAGACACGAATAAGCATCAGCAAGCGATTTAAATGCCATTTCTGGCATTCAAATGGGATTTGCAGTGCAACCATCCAGTAGTAGATCAGCTCGCTGGTGACAATTTCTGTCCCTCGACGGCCTTTCTGTTCTTCATGAATGGTTGTGGCACTTCGTTTGGCATCAATGTAAGCGTTCACATCTCTGAAATTTTGTGAGGATAATCGATCATAAACATCTGCAGGAACATTAGAATTTAATGTCATACAGCGAATGTAATCGATCGTTTCCTCTACGGTTTTCTGCTCTTTCGAAAGGAATGGCTTTTCCCACTTCGATTCCCATTTGGCAAGGGAAATTAACGAGTGTTCCAGCTGTAAACAGACAGGGGGCTTTGCTGAAACAAACTCTTCTTTCTGCTCGTCCCAGCCTTCAACCCCCTGTACTGTAATTACGAGCATTATTTAATCAACTTTCGGAATGATGCTGTTGATGAATGCCGCAGCTTTCTGATCATCCTGCGCCAATTCCATGTAAATGTCGGAATATGCCTGCGTCTGGGTGAACTCCGTCGTGAGTTCGTCGGACTTGATAAAACGTCTGCCATCATCGCTCTTCACGCCATATGCCTTCAAAACGATGTCCTTAAAAAGCTTTGCCAGTGCAGGAACGTCCTTGGCAGCCGTGATCTTCTCTACCATCTGACTGAGACCACCAGTAACGCCAAGTTCCCACTCAGTAAGCTCTGCTTTGGTCAGGTTGAAATAGAACGTCTCTTCACGTTCTACGCCGTTGAAATCAATGTACTTTTTGGTAATAGGCAGCATAATATAACCCCTTTCAGTTATGAAAACGAAAATAAGAGGGAGCCTCACATGGAGACTCCCTCGCTGGAAAACAGTTAGACGGTCTTGAAGTGCGCCAGAACTTCTGCCGGCAGCGGCAGCTTCGGAGCAATGGCATCGCCAGCCTCTTCCGACGTTGCAGCCTTGCCATAAAGGATTTCTTCGAAAGACTTGAGCTTCGCAGCATCGACCTTCGTAGAATCGATCGTGACAATAGCGGTCGGCTTGAATCCCGCAACATCGACCGGAGTGCAGGTGAATTCCCAAGAGAACTCAATGGCTTCCGGCGAATCGTTGACCGTGCTGTATGCACGCTCGGAAGCGGAAGCAAGGCAGCCATAGACCAGGTGCAGCTTATAGCCGTGGCTATCGCCTTCGGTATCATTACCGATACGAGTACGATAGCACAGGCCGAAAGTTGCTCTCGGCTGCTGGCCGATCGTAATGCCGGCATCCAGATCGGCAGAACCGTCGCAAGCCTTCCACTCGTCCGGATACATGTAGGCGGTGATCGTACCACCCAGATCCTCATTGGACATCAGGGTAAGATACTTGATGTTGTCGGCATACAGCGCCGTCGGCTCTGCACCAGACGGAGTTTCCGTCACGCCAGTCAGGCCGTTCCATGCAACACCCTTGTCATAGGCCTTGCTGGTCTTGTTGAAGGGATACAGAACACCACGATCCGTACCGGTTTCAAACAGGCGTTCCGATACCTGATCCCATTCGATATTGAACATATCAGTTCCTCCTCTTAAAGATAGATTTCAAACACATCATGATTGAGGTTGTCCTGCACATAATGGCGGTCGAAATAGCAATAAGGAAGCATGCTGACGCGGTTTACAACCTCACTATCCGGATCGCTGTCGATGACAGTGACTGTATATCGGATTCGACGATTATAATTACCATTATCAGCATGCTTGATTGCCATTTCACTTCGCTCGTATCGAATTGCAGGATACCGCATTTGGGTATTGCTGGGTGGCTGGAAATAGACATTGCCATTGCCCAGAATCTCCCGAAAGATTTTTCCAAGCTCAGCTCGTCGGTCCATTCCAGATACCTCCTGTCGAAAGAATCAGCCGTGGATACTTGACCTCCACAGACGTGATCTTCCATTTTGCCCCCATAAAGGTGACATAGCGCATAGAATGAAAATTCTCATTGGCATACGGATCGGATACGATGCTGATCTCATTGCCGATGGTAATATTATCATTCACCTGCACATTTCCGTCCAGGCGCCGAGTGTTACGAATCAAATCGCCGCAGTATGTACGCTCGACGATTTGCTCTTCCCAAACATCTGGACGGACTTCGACAGTCACAGCATATCCGATAGTTCCGTAAAATTTAGCCATTTTGAATTTTCACTCCTTACTCAGTCGCCAAGGTCAGTCCAGTCAGGCTGTAGGTCTTCATTGTAGTGTCTTCGCCATTGGTAACCGTAACCTTTACCGACTGCTTTGCCGTATCAGCAATTCTCAGCACGATCAAGCCATCATCGTCCAGTTCGACTGCGCCCTTCTTGCCGCCGACAAGTTCAACTGTAACACCTGCATCTTCCGGCTGCGGCGTTACGTGCAAAGCAAGGTAATTACCGCTCTGCTCTGCGGCTACGCTGCTGAATCCCGTATAGCCAGTTACCAGCTTCAGCGTGCCGTTAATTTCGTCGCCGGAGATTGCAACATTTTCCTGCAAATCTGCTGCGGTTTTGCCGAGCAGCTCAGTCCCACTGTCTGCAGGTTCAACCGTGAGACTCGTCAAGGGCGGTCAGTGACATCCTCTTCCAGGGCGATGAAGGACATCACACGGGTGTTTGCACCGGAGCAGCGAGTCTCAAGCAGGCTCTTCTCCTGGTTGAAATCGATATCGAAATCCGTGAAATGCGTGATTTCGCCGCCCTTGGTTGCACCGACAGAGTAGTCAGCCAGATTGCCCATCAGGCCGAGAAGCTTCTTGGTCTTGCCGCCAGTAGCAGTGCGGGTCTTGCCCTCAAACTGCTCAACCGTGATGATCTCGCCAACATTTAGTGCAGCAGCCAGATCGCTGACCTTGTCATAAATGCGACGACCGTTCATATCGCGGGCGAGCAGCATCACGTTCACCAGATGCGGAGTGCAGTAGAAATCGGGAGTGCCGGAGCCCTTATACTTCTCGCGAGCATACAGCAGAGACTGGATCACAGCTTCCGCATAAATGTAATTCTCGCCGAAGTTGGCGGCGGTATTGGTGCCCTGAAGAGAGGCCTTCATACCGGCGATGTCCACGTCAGCATGAATGGTGTAAAGCTCATCATCCTGCCAGATCGGACGGATCTTGTCTTCCGCGATCTTCCCATCAGCGCCGACATCACGGCCGTCACCAATCATGATAGCGGTGGCGAGTTCTTCATTCAGATTCATGCGGTCGATGTTGTAGAGATACTGCACGACATCGAAATCCTGAATGTCGATGATGTCATCACGATCGATCTTGCTCTTGACATATACAGTCTGGGGATCAGTCGTTCTGTGGATCAGCTTGAAGTTGCCAACATCGACCTTCTTGCTGCCCTTCACATAGCCCTGTGCACGCAGTTTCTCGATATTACGGAGATCGGCCTGACGGGTACGGATACGAGAGATCGGGCTCTTATGAACCTTCTTCAGAACCTTCTGGATCCAGCCCTGGTCAGTCGTGAGCATTTCAGGTGCGCCCGGACGAACATCCTTGTAGTCCGGGAACAGCTGGCTGATGTTTTCAATGCCATGCGCCAGAACGCTGTCCGGATTCTGTTCAGCAAACAGATCCATTGCATGCTGCAGGCTGCCGATAGTGCTGGTCTTGGCCATGTTAATGATTGCGGTCTGATCGGTGTAAGAGAGGACGTTCGCCTCATCCTGCCGATCGTTGTCAAAGACATTATGCTTCATAGTGTTGTCCTCCTCGTTGTTATCGTTTTTTTTGGTTTCTTCGCCGGCAGCATATGCTTCACCGACGAATGCATACAGAACATTCTTCTGTTTCTCAGACATAGAATTCAGGACGTCCTGCACAGTTTCTTTATCGTCTTTCTTGTCCTCTTCAGACGAATCTGTCTTTTCTTCATCAGCATGCTGCAGTTCAGCATCTTCAGAATCCTCATCACTATCGGCATGGGCAAGTTGAATATTATCTTTGTCCAGCACAAACAGGATCTCGGCTTCCTGAGTTGCCTCGTCATCATGCTGCATGACAGAATCAATGTACGCACCGGGATTTGCCCCGGCCAGAACCAGACTCAGCTCACGAATCACACCGTGAACTACATTAGTCCCATTCTGTACAAGGTCGTTTGCCCAAATGGACAATGCGCATACATCGCCATTATCGACCAGCTTCTTACCGGCACGACCAGAGTCAGTGTCATTGAAATAGCCATAAGCATATACGCCATCTGCTCGATTTTCGAGATAGGCATGCCCGAGAACATTCGTGACACTGTTATGCTGATGCCCCCAACAGAGCGGCACTTTCTCGCCGTCCTGATCTTTAAAAGCATCAGGCATGATCACACGCTTATCTCTGCATGTGAGATTGGCTTTCGTAGCATAGCCATGAAAGTCACAATCAGGGTATTTCAGTTTCATACGTGAATCGGTGCTCCTCTCATGTAGTAACTAAGATCTTTCTTGGTTTTCTTGCTGCTGGAAGATTTCTTTGAGCCAGAACGACTAGCTTTGGCTTTCTGGAATGCAGGATTCGCCTTAATCTTCTCAAGTTCAGATAGATACTTATCATCGTATTCTGTCTTGAGATTCTTGTTGGTTTCTTTCTGTGCAGTCCGGAGAGACTTGCTCTGCGCTTGGAATTCAGCATTTAAACGTTCTCGCTCAGCGGCGTTTTGCTCACGCAATGCTGAAATGCTAGACGAAATCCGGGCTCGATTCTTTTGCTTGTCAGCAGATGACATAGAACTGAGTTTGGCCCGCAACTGATCGATTTGACGCTGCATCGCTGCTTTATGAGCCGCGATGTTGGACTTCTTTTGCTCACGAAGTTTATCGATCTGATTTGTGGTATCCTCTTTATTCGCTTCGACTTTTGCTTTACGTTCCGTCGTAAGCTGTTCTTTCACATAATTTGCAGCAGCTTTTCCTTCATCGTTCAAGCCAGCCGTGGAAGTACGACCCTTCAGTTCACGGTGCTTCATGTAATACTCATGAGCTTTCACCGGATCATAGTAAGGACTGGCATAGTGAAGAATCTCATTAGTCATGTATCCAGCTCCTTTTCCAAATCATCCAACTGTGCATCAAGATCGTCGAGATCAGCAAGTGCAGCTTCATACTCTTCTTGCGTCATG